CTCCTTCTTGCTCGGGTCGTTGAGGTTGATGATGCGCACCATGCGGTTCTCCTTGCCGTTGGGGTCGATATAGTAGCCGGTGACGAGGGCCTTGCCGGCGTTCTGCACACCGCAAACAAAGTCGATGATGTTCTGTTTCTCCAGCTCCTTGCGCTGTTGGCGATCGGCTTCGTCCTCGATATGCTCGTTGTCGCACACGTTGTCCCAGTACTCTTCATGCACCTCTATCTGTACCCGGGGGGCAGAGGTGTTCTTAATCATAAAACGCTTGCCGATACCTATCAGACGGTAGATGTCATACCAGGAATCCTTGAAGATGCTCGAGTAGTAGGGCACGGGATAGTATTGGTAGCCAGGTGTGGCCATCCGTGAGAGAATGGCGAATTTTCTGTCGCTGGTGGGTTTGTTGTGGACAAGGCCGGTGGCGGGATCTGGCTGCTTGCCCATTCGTATCTCCAGGTCGCCGAGTGGGTCCCAGTAGTCAAGAAGGGGAATGGCCTCGATGCGCTTCTCGTTGAAGTGCCCGATGCGGAAGTCACCGAAGAATACGTGCTCTATTTTTCCCGATTTTGTCGACGGTGCATACTCGAAGCGGCAGTAGCAGGCTTCCTTGTGCCGCACGTTGACGATACGGCTACCGTCGCGGGAGAGGATGATGCAGGTGACGCTGAAGTTGTACATCTGCATGTCGGTACACTGCTCGGCAAAGCATTCATGCAGGGAGTTGTGAAGGCAGAATGAGCGGATGTCGGGAAAATCGACATCTTTCTTCTCTTTCCGGTCCACAAACCGAAGTCCCTGACCGTAGCAGCAGAGGGTGTTGAACTGCTGGCACTGGGCGGTAACCATTTTCGACAGCACGGCCTTCCTGACCTCGTACGGCAGCATGTCGTCCGCGCCGAAGGGAACGTACTGATAGCCGCGGCCGTTGATGGTGAGCGGGCGGACGTTCACCAGACCATCATCCTCATCGAAGACATTGCTGCTGTCTCCACCGTATTCCTCGGCAATGGAGTCGTAGGCCTTGGCACGCGCCACGCCTTGGGGTATGATGCGGAAGTGCTGCACTTTCCCGCTCTGCCCGGTCTTCACAAGTTCTAAGTCTTTATTACTCATAGATATACTTTCATTCCGTTAACTTCATAGATGAATATTTCTGGCAGCAACCGCAGCTGGTGGCTCATGGGGTTGACGATGCGCATGTAGCCGCCTTTCCAGTACTGGTGATGGACGAGCCATCCGCGGTACTCCACCCGGTGCCCATCGCTGCGGAAGGCTTTGATGTTCAACGTCTGCCGGTGCTGATAGGCGAGGTCGAGGTAACGCTGCATCTCGCTGAAATGGATGGCTTTCTGTTTATGTTCCGTCATATCAGAAATAGCACGGCTCCCATGCAGGCACCTATAATATAAAAACTAAGATTGCGCACGTCGAACATGCCCCCCTGTCTTTCATTTATCTTTTCTTTGGCTATCCCTACAATATAGGAAATACCAAAACCAAGGAAAGAAGCTCCGAGCTTACTCATACTTAACCCCACATACTCCGTAAAGAGATGTAAAAACAATCCACAGCCGAAAGCGATTACCAGAGAGCACAGCAGAAGGGCATATTTGTCCGATGGTATGCCACACATCCATTTAGAGAGTTTATTGAACAGTTTTTCCATATCATGTTGAGATTTAATAATTTCACTAAACTTAGTAACTAATTAAAGGTATAGTCGAAAGTGTTGTCAAAGATTCTGCCCTCGCGCTCCAGCTCCACCACGTTATGGTTGCGCTGGGCGTATTCATAGCTGAACGTGAAGCGCGGCATCTCGTCGAGGGCGTTGGTCTGCTCGGTCTTGCTGTCGTCGATGACTATCTCGCGCCCTACGTTGGGACGGCCGTTCTTGAACGTCACCAGGCGCACGTAGGGCGACCGCATCACCTCGCCAAACCAGTCGGCCATGTCCTCGCTCAGCGGACCGGTGTCGGCCTTGAACGTGCGGGTTTCCTGGATTCGATAGTTCTTCTTCTTGCCGCCGATATAGGCGGAGTCGCGCTTGAAGGTGGGGGCTTTCGTGGCAAGACCGGTACAGTACATCAGCTCATCGCAGCCGAACGAGTTGGTGAAGAGCAGCACCGGGGCGCAGTCGGGCTTTCTGAAGTCGATGTTGTACTGCTGGCGGCGACTGCCCGCCGTGATGGTATAGGAGGCAAGAGTCTTGCCGGCCGTGGTGAAGCGGTCGGGGCTCACGTCGATGGTGGTGTAGTTGTTGTTGCCGCCGATGACCACGGGCGTGAACGACGCGGTGCTGCCGTCGGTATAGGTGGCGGTGCAGACGGCGGTGTCGCTACCGATGAAATGGAGGTATTCGAGACGGCCCGGGGCCGTGAGCTTCGCGCCGAGTAGCAGCGAGAGGAAGTGGTTCGTCGTCCAGTCCTCGCAGGTGGTGGGGATGTCGGCCTCGCAATATACCAGCGTGAAGGTCTGCTCCTGGCTCGACGCTATGCTGTTGCTGTCTGCATATTCTTCGGTCAGCTGTATCTTCACGTCCACCACGAGCATCTGGCGGGCATAGGGGTTGAGCAGGTTGCCCAGGTCGGCAAAGGTGATGCTCCCGTCCAAGGGGTACAGGTATTCGGAGTAGATTTCCGTCCATGACTTACTGTCGGGGCTGATGAGAATTTTCACACCCATGCGGTAGCCGCCGATGGTGCATACCATGTCGGGTACGCTCATGGAGAAATACCTGCCGCTGAGTCCGTTGCTGATAGTGATTGCCATAATCGTTTCTTTTCCGCAAAGATAAGCATTGATGGATTGCGGAAAAAATACAGCGGAAAAGAAGCAAAAAGCCACCGAAACTTGCGCATCGGTGGCTTTATCTTTTATTTTATAGTCAAGAATCAGTCGTCTTCGTTGTCTTGATTTGCATCTTTCTCTTTTCTAAAGAGGAAGACACTTGCAAGTCCAACGACAATAGCCGTAAATACTCCGGCTAACCAATCATGACCAATGTATCCAAGAAAGCAGATAACACCCATACTTACAAGAGCTATGACAAATGCCATAATTTGACCTATCCGGCTCTCGCGGGCTCTGATGTCTATAATCTTTTTCTCACAATCAATGCGATGAGCTATCTGATGCTCGGTCATTGTAAGAATACGTTCTGGAGCGTCATGCATGACTTCTTGGTAAGCCTTGAAATCCTCAGGGGCAGGAAGAGGGCCGCTAAAAGTCTTTCTCTGCACCATGGCAGAGAAAGCGTGGGCTACAACGGCACGCTGTTCGGGGTCTTTGATATTCTTGAGAACCTCGTTAAGATCCACAGGGGAAGGATGGTTTTCATTAACCTCTTTCGGCTGATCCTTTGTTTCTTCTTTCATAACGCCTTCAGGGAATATCTTCTCATAGCTGTTCTTAAATCGTGACCTATCGCCTGCCAATCCTTACGCATGTCCAACAAGTCGTTGCCACGCATGTATCTTCTAAAGGGGTCAGCCGATTTTATGATGGAGATGGATTCTACACCGGTTCTAAAGCCTGGCAGACTATGTCTCAGACTTGTGTTGAAACAAGTGGTGGCTTTATTCTTACTTTTCTTCATACGGCTAACATTTTTCGTTATTGACGTTGCAAATGTACCATTATTTCCTCGTAACCGCAAATTTTATTAGTTAATTTTATTTCAGCTACTAATGTATATGTTAAAACAGCAAAAGGGGGGCACCGGCCTCACGGTCAGTACCCCTAAGGATTATGGTTAAAAAAAATGTCTCCTAAACTTGGAAGTCCATGTCGCGCCAGATGGCCCATTTCACCGTACCGTCCTCGACGGTGGTCGTGCCAAACTCGTGCAGGAACATGTAGTTGGCTATGATGTTGATGTCCATATAGTACATGGGGCGCAGGTCATCAGCAATCTCGTCAGAGGATTTCGGGTCAAAGACCAGCTCCGAGCCCGTCACGCCCTTGCCGGGCAGGTTGTCGCGTGTCTTCATGTATTCATCGAGCAGCTTGCACTGCATCTTCTCTTCCTCGCTGCGGTCGTTCTCTTTCAGC